GTCATGCTGAACGTGACCGACTGGCCGCCGTTCTACGCCGCGATCGGCGTGGTCGCGGTGCCGCTGGTCATCAACGCGCTGAACAGCGCGGACGGGAGGTACGGACGCGGCAAGGACGTGTTCGACCCCTCCGAACCCGAGGACGACGAGCCCTCCGAGCCCCAGTAGGAACTACCGAAGCCACCTCGGAGGGTGGTCAGCGCGAAGGCCCCGGTCCTCTTTCGAGAGCCGGGGCCTTCGCCATTGGCGATCCCGGAGGTTCGGGGGCTGGGGCCCCTCTCGACCCCCGACAGGGGCCCCAGCGAGCACTGTCCCGAAGGACGGGGGAGGAGACCCCGTGTGCGGGCACCATCCTGCCACACCCGGCCCCCGGGCTGGACTTGTCATAACCCCCGTAGTAGGGTGGCTCCACCCCGACACAGAGGAGACCCGCATGACCGCATCCGTACTGTCCTTCCCCGCCACCGACGAGCCCGTGCTCTCGGAGATCACCCCCGACCTCGACAGCGAGGTCGTCGACACCGCCACCGGCGAGCCGTTCGTCGTCGACACCGACCGCAAGGCCTCGTGGGCCATGCGGAAACTGCTGGAGCACCGTCAGGCCGTCGCCGAGGTGCTCGCCATCGCCCAGTCCGAGATCGAGCGGATCCAGCAGTGGGCCCAGACGGAGGCGACGAAGCACGAGCCGTCCATCTCCTACTTCGAGAACGTCCTCATCGGCTACGCCCACCGGGAGCGGCTGCGCGACCCGAAGCGCAAGTCGATCTCCACGCCCTACGGCAAGGTGTCGTCCCGTGCCGGGCAGGTGAAGTACGTCATCGACCCGGACGTGTTCCTGCCGTGGGCGGAGGCCGAGCACCCGGAGTGGGTGAAGATCGAGAAGTCGCCCCGCCTCGCGGAGGTCAAGGCCGCCACGACGGTCGAGGGCACCGAGTCCATGGGCGAGGTCGCGATGACCGAGCACGGCGAGATCGTGCCCGGCGTCACCATCGAGCCCGCTGCCGTGACCTACAAGGTCGAGGTGACCCCGTGACCGCCGCCCGCGCTGCTGCGGCAGCCGAGCCTGTCGCGGTCGAGCCCGCCGAGAAGCCGACCGTGTTCGAGGCGCTCGTCGGTGTCATGGCCGACGTGCAGAACGTCCGCAAGGGCGACGTCAACAAGCAGCAGGGCTTCGCGTTCCGTGGCATCGACGCGGTCCTCAACGCCGTCGGCCCGGCCCTGCGGACCCACCGCGTCATCGTCATGCCGGAGGTGCTGGAGGAGGATTACTCCACGGTCGAGGTCGGGCAGAAGCGCACCCCGATGGCGAACGCCCGACTGAAGGTGCAATACACGTTCTTCGGCCCGGCTGGGGACTCGGTGGGCTGCGTCGTCGTGGGCGAGGCGATGGACTCCGGGGACAAGGCGGTGGCGAAGGCCATGTCGGTCGCGTTCCGCATCGCCCTGCTTCAGGCGCTCGCCCTGCCCACGGATGAGCCGGACGCGGACCACTCCACCTACGAGCGGTCGTCCGCCCGCGACGCAGCGGCGCCGAAGGCCCTCAGCGACGACGAGATGACCGCTCTGGCGGCCGATGTCATCGCAGTGGAGTCCATGGACGTCGAGGAGTGCCGGGCCCTGTGGAAGCGCCGTGCGAGCGTACTGGAGGTCGAGGTGGCAGGCACGACGCTGCTCGCCGCGATCACGGCCCGCAAGGTCGTGCTTGACGGGCTCGCCGCTCAGGGGCAGGGTGACACTCCGCCCCCCGCAGAGGAGACCGCATGAGCCCTGCCATCCAGACCGACGAGCAGAAGGAGGCCGTGAAGGCGATGATCGTCGCCTTCGGGCTTCCCCCGGAGGATGTCTCCAGCATCCTGATCGACCCGCACCGGGTCACGTTCACCCGCAACCTGCGGGACGAGAACGGCCAGTTCTACGTCATCGACCGGAGCCTGCCCCGGGACGAGTGGACGATCGCTCAGGTCGCGGTCGTGTTCGAGCCGTGGGCGAGGGATGACTCGTGAGCATCAAGGTCATGTCGTGGGTGTGGGACCACTCCCCGTACAGCGGGGCGTCCCTGCTCATGCACCTCGCCCTCGCTGACTGGGCCAACGACGACGGTGAGTGCTGGCCGAACCAGCCGCAGATCGCCGCGAAGATGCGCTCCTCGATCGAGACCGTGCGGCGCCTGACTCGGAAGATGGAGGAGGACGGCTGGCTGGTGATCGTGGAGCCGAGCCCGGGGAAGGGGCGCTCGCACCGCTACCAGTTGGCGCTGTCTGCACCCTCCCGGGACGTCCTGACACCTGCTGACACGGCTAGCCCCACAGATTGTGGGGCTAGCCCCGTTACCCCCACAACGGGTAGTGGTTACCCCCACATTGACGCGGGTTTCCCCCCACATCGGTCCCCTGATAACCGTCAGGAACCGTCAGTAGAGCAACCGTCAAATACGCTCGCGATCCTCGCGAACCTCACCGCGCCCGACCTCGACACCGAGATGTTCAACGTGTTCTGGGACGTGTACCCCCGCCACACCGGCGGGCGGCCCCCGGCCCGCAAGGCGTGGGACAACGCGATCAAGCGCACCGACCCGCAGGTGATCGTCGATGGCGCCCTGCGGTTCCGCGAGGATCCGAACCGGCTCGACGAGTTCACCCCGCACCCCTCGACGTGGCTCAACCAGAACAGGTGGGCGGACGACCCGCTGCCTGCCCGGGGCGCGTCGACCCGCCAGTCGGGGACGGCGACGTTCGTCAAGGCGTTCGAGCCGCAGGGGCGCCCGTTGATCGAGTTGGACTGGTGACCGGCATGAGTGTCAACGTCGAAGCCTTCGAGCGCCTGAAGGCCGCCTTCGCTGCGGTCGGCGAGGCCGCCGAGGAGATCCTCCAGCGGTACGCCGCGTTCGCACGCGCCTTCACCGCGCCGCTGCCCGTAGCCCGCTACCCGGTGAGTGGGCCGGATCCCCGTGACGTCTACGCGAGCCTGCTGGAGACCGGCTCGTGGGTGTCCGAGTGACGCCGCAGGAGGCGGCCCGCGTCCTCGCGGTCGCCTGCACGCTGGACGCCCGGCTCACCCCGCCCTCCACGGAGGACGCTCGAGCCCGGGCAACGCTGTGGGCGGCGACACTGCACCCCGAAATGGCCCCGACATGGGCCGAGGAGGCTGTTGTGAGCCACTACAGGCGCTCGGGTGACGTCATCATGCCCGCGACCCTCAACGAGGCTTACAGGGGCTTCAGGGACCGCGTGCGCGCTGACGAGCAGGCCCGTGAGCGTGCCCGGCAGGCCCAGCGCGCTGTCCCCATGCCCGCCGACTTCCGCACCCGAGCCCTCGGGGGTGGGTCGTGAGTGTCAGGCACCTGCGCCCAGACGAGGATGTCCCTGACTTCGAGCCACGAGGTCGGTACAGGACCGCCTCCGGCTATGTCCGAGTCAGGTGGCTCCTCGGCCCGAACGACTACGTTGAGGAGTACGAGCACAGGCTGGTGATGGAGCGCCCGACGGGGGAGGTCCATCACGTCAACGGCGACAAGGCAGACAACCGTCCCGAGAACCTCGTTGTCCTCAGTAAGCGCGAGCACGCCACCCTCCATGCCGAGCCGAACCCAGACTCGTACAAGATCAGGTCCGCCCGCGAGAGGGCGCAGCGGGCTCAGGAGCGCCGAGCCAAGAGGGCCGAGCGCATCGCCGAGATGCGAGCCCTGTATGAGAGTGGCCTCAGCACCACGGAGATCGGTTCGCTGTTCAGCATGTCCGCTGGGGGGGTTAGTCGAGCCCTTCGTCAGGGTGGAGCGAAGATGCGCCCTCGTCGCAGCACCGGCCCTGATGCTGAGGTTCGGGCCACCGTCCAGTCCCGTGCCGGTCTGAGGTGCGAGCGGTGCGGCAGGAATGTTGCGTGGGAGCCGCACGAGATCCATCACGTCGCCGCCCGAGGCATGGGTGGGACGAGAAGGCCAGAGATCAACGACCCTGAGAACCTCGTCCTGCTGTGCCGCCCCTGCCACGCCCATGTCGAGGGGCATCCCGACGAAGCCCGTGCCGAGGGGTTCAAGCGCAGCCACAACACCCTGAGTGTCACCCACCCCGCTGAACCCCCGTACTCACGTCCCCGCCCCCAGTAAGGTAGGCTGGAATGATCGAACCGACCAGAAAGGCACCCATGACCATCGCCACCGTGCTCCCGAAGCGAGCCGTCACCCTGCTCGACCGGGTGCGCTCCAGTACGGACCAGATCCGGGGCGCTGAGGACGACATCAAGGCCGCCGCCGCCCAGCGCCGCAAGGACGTCATCGCCCTGCGCTCCATGCGCGTCACCTACCGGGAGATCGCCGAGGCCATGGGTGTCACCGAGCAGGTCGTCTACAAGATCCTGCGCCCCGAGATCGCCGCCGCCCGCGCTGAGGTCGAGGAGGACGAGTGACTTCGGAGGAGACCTTCGAGATGCTCGCCCAGCGGTTCACCGAGGAGGAGATGGACGCCGTGCTCACCCACCTCGTCCACCCCGCCATGCAGACCGCCTACGTCGAGACCACCCGGCAGTTCCTCGCCCTCGTCGACACGGAGATCCGCTCCCTCGGCGTGCAGGCCGGGGACTACAACACCGGCTACGTCGCCGGGCTCGGCCGCGCCATCCAGTTGTACCCGACCCCCACCTAGAGGAGATCCCCATGAAGTACCAGTACCGCGTCCCCGGCTGGGTCGACACGCCCCGCGACCCCGACCTGTCCTCCGGCCCGTTCGTCATCGACTTCGACTCCGACGCCTCCCCCGAGCCCGAGGACCAGCCCACCCTCCTCGAAGCCGCCGCCCAAGCCCACTGGGACGAGCACGGCGGCAACGACTGGCAGTGGCCGGTCACGTTCGAGGTGTACCGGCCCGGTGCCCCCACCCCCCTCGTCACGGGTGAGGTGCTCGCCATCCTCATCCCCGAGTTCAGCGCCCGCGTCCTGAAGCCCGCATGAGCGCCGTCGGCAAGTACCGGAAGATGCCGGTCGTCATCGAGGCGATCCAGTGGACGCCGCACGAGAACTGCGAGCAGGTCGCTGCGTTCATCGGCGACTACTTCAACCCGGTGGACTGTGCCGATCCCCTGACGGACACCTACCGTGTCGCCACGCTGGAAGGTGCCGTGTACGCCTCGTCCGGGGACTGGATCATCAAGGGCGTGCAGGGTGAGTTCTACCCGTGCAAGCCCGACATCTTCGCCCAGACCTATGAGCAGGTGGAGTCGTGAGCCGGGAGCCGCAGCCTGTCCGGTACGACATGGCTGGGGCGTTCATGGACCCTCACCCGGAGGGCCGGTACGTCACCTACGACGCCTACATGGCCCGCGACCGGGCCCACCGGGCGACGCTGGAGCGGGCTGAGGCCGCGTGGCGCCGGGAGAACCGGGCCGCGAGTCGGGGACAGTTCGAGGCCGGGCTGAACGCCGCCCTCCGCGCCGTCGAAGGTGTCCTCGCCCGCACCGCGCACGTCATCGCAGGCGAGCACCTCACCGTGTACCGGAGCCTGCCTGACGACCTGCTGAAGGCCATCGAGGGCGAGAGGATGCGCTGATGAGCGACAGGTGGATCCGCCACGCCGTCATGGCGAGCATCGTGTTCTCGGGCATCGTGCTCGGCATACTCGTCTGGCAGGCCCAGTGATGACCCACGACGCTGAGTGCCTGCGGGCGTTGCCCGCAGATAGGTATCTGCCCTGCATCTGTGGCCGACTCGCCCGTGTCCGCGCCGACGAGCGCCGCCTCGCTGGCGAACGGGTGGACGGGGAGTACGAGCGGCTGCACGAGACGGAAGCGTGGTCGTGGGCCTCGCCCGAGCAGCAGACCGTCATCACCGGCTGGACAAGGACTCTGACGCGGGCCGCCCGTGGCGCCGCCGGGGGCGAGTCGTGACCACCGACATCAGGATCGAGGACGCCACCCCCGTCCCCCTGCGCGGGCTGAAGCCGCACCCCCTCAACGCCCGCCGGGGCAACCTCGACCTCATCGAGGAGTCCCTCGGCATCCACGGCCAATACAGCCCCATCGTCATCACACAGGACAACGTCATCCTCGCCGGGCACCACGTCGTCAAGGCGGCCCGCCGCCTGAAGTGGTCGAAGATCGACGCCGTCCGGGTCACCGTCACCGACGAGCAGGCCCTCGGCATCCTCCTCGCCGACAACCGCACCACCGACCTCGCCACCTACGACAACCCCGCCCTCCTGAACGTGCTCGCCGGGCTCCCCGACCTGAAGGGCACCGGCTTCGGGCAGGCCGACATCGACACCCTCAACGCGCTCATCTACGGCGGCGAGCCCCCCGAGGAGCCCGGAGGTGGGGAGCCGGAGCCGAAGGGCACCACGATCACTGTCATCATCCGGCTCGGCGTCCACTACCGCTGGGAGATCGACAAGGCCGAGTACGAGGCGTGGCACGAGAACGTCCTCGGCGACGTCCCCCGCTCCCACGCGATCCGCACCCTGAAGTCGATGCTCCAGATGCCCGTCCCCCCACCGCCCGAGCCCAGCCCGACCGCCGTCACCGCGACCGAGGTCGCCCTCGCCGACCCTGCCGACCTGCGCCTGCACCCCGACAACCCCCGGGAGGGCGACATCGGGGCCATCGCCGACGCCCTGCGGGCCTACGGCCAGTACCGGCCGATCGTCGCCAACATCCAGACCGGCAACGTCGTCAAGGGCAACCACACGTTGCAGGCGATCCGGGCCCTGAAGTGGGAGCAGGTCGCCGTCTGCTGGATCAATGTCAGCGAGGACGAGGAGACCCGGATCATGCTCATGGACAACCGGGCATCCGACCTCGCGACCTACTCCACCGAGGATCTGGTCACCGCCCTGAAGCAGGCCCGCCTCGACGGCACCGGCTACACGGGCTCCGACCTCGACGACCTGATCCGTGGAGGGGCGTCCATGCCCGGCCCTGTGCCCACCGGCCAGACCCAGTGCAAGATCGGCCAGTACGGGTGGAGGATGCCCACCGACGCCTACGAGGCGTGGGCTGACGGACTCGACGGCAGTGTCATCTGGCACCGCCTCCGCCTGCCCGAGGAGACCGCATGAACGACACGATCTGCCCGACCTGCGGCAACGACTACTACCCGTTCCGCTTCTGCCCGAACGACCACCGGGGCATGGAGGACAAGGGCTTCACTGCCGAGGCCGCCGTCGCCCGCGCCATCGAGCCCGACTTCGACACACCCCCCGAGGCTGTCATCCCCGACGACGTGCAGCCGTTCCTCGACTGGCTCCAGATCGGGTACAGCGCCGGGTGGATCGCCCCACCCACCTGCGAGACCCACCACGGCTCCCCCATGCGCCCATGGGAGGAGGCCGAGTTCGAGGACGGGGGCGACCCCTGCATCCTGACCGCCCGCATCTGGCGCGACGGCTTCGAGCACACCGACCCGTCAACCCCCGTAGAGGTAGGCTGATCCCATGGCAACGACGAAGGCGTCCACCCCGCGCACCCCCAAGAAACGGGGTCGCCCCTCCAAGTTCACGCCCGAGATCCGCGACAAGATCGTCGATGCCATCGAGGCCGGGAACTACGTCGAGACCTCCGTCCAGTACGCCGGGATCACGAAGCCCACCTTCTACGCATGGCTCGACAAGGGCACCTCCGAGCGTGACCGGCTCCTCGCCGACCCCGATGCCACCCCCGACCCGGCCATGGCCGATTTCCTTGACTTTGCTGACGCCATAGAAAGGGCCCAAGCCTCTAGCGAGGTGCGGGCTGTCTCCATCATCCAGAAGGCGTCGTTCACGACATGGCAGGCCGCCGCATGGTGGCTGGAGCGCACCCGCCCGAAGCGGTACGCCCGCGTCGACAAGGCCGAACTGACCGGTGCCGAGGGCGGCTCTGTCCGCATCGAGGTGAGCACCGAGGATCTGGAGCGCAAGGTGGGCCGCATCCTCGACAAGAGGGCCGAGGTGTGAGCGAGCCCCGCTACCTCGACCTGACCCCGTTCACGAGCCGGGTCACCCTCACCGGCGGGAGCGGCTTCACCGGGGCCACCTTCAAGATGTCCGCCTCCATCCCCGCCTCCATCGACCCCGACCTGCGCCGCGCCCTGTTCCGGCTGGCCGCCGAGGACGCTGAGCAGCGCCGACGGGCCAACCTGCGCGACGTCGCCTGCCGGGGCTGCGCCTGCACCACCTGTGCCTCCACCATGATCGACCTCGCCCTCCACCCCGAGCCCCTCGACTGGGAGTTCAAGCCGACGCCATGACTGTCGACCATCAGGAGCCCCCGCTCCGGCTCGTGGACAAGATTCTCGCCATGAACGCCGAGGAGCGGTTCAAGGTCTACACGCAACTCAGTCATCAGGAGCGGGCTGCCCTCGACATGCTCCTGTCGGCCGAGATCGACAACCCGTGGGCCCGGTACGAGGGCAGGCCCCTGTCGTTCATCAACGAGGCCCTCGGCGAGTCCATCTGGTCCAAGCAGCAGGAGATCATCGAGTCCGTCGTCGTCAACCAGCGCACCGCCGTCGCCGCCTGCCACGCCCCCGGCAAGTCATGGCTCTCAGCCCGCATCCTCGCGTGGTGGATGTCCGTCCACCCCGTCGGCACCGCCATGGGCATCACGATCGCCCCCACCCACCGTCAGGTCCGCAACATCATCTGGCCCCATATCCGGCGCTGCCACTTCATCGCGAAACTGCCCGGTGAGGTGCTCACCCAGACGTGGAAGGTTGGCGGCGACGTCATCGCCTACGGCTTCAGCCCCAGCCCCTACGACGAGTCCAGCGTGCAGGGCATCCACGCCCCGAACCTGCTCATCATCGTGGACGAGGCCGGTGGCATCGGGGAGATCGTCGGCCAGTCCCTCGAAGCCCTGATGACCGGCGGCAACACGCGCCTCCTCCTCCTCGGCAACCCGCCCACCGACAACGAGGACTCGTGGTTCGAGCGGTGCTACAACAGCCCCCTCTACAACCCCATCACGATCTCCGCCTACGACACCCCGAACTTCACAGGGGAGGAGGTCGGCAAGTGCAAGACGTGTCCCCCGCAGGTCGGCGACCACCTCATCACGAAGCACCTCGTCGACCAGCGGTGGGTCGACGACGTCATCTCCGAGTTCGGTGACGACTCCCCGTTCGTCGAGGCCCGCGTGTGGGCGAAGTTCCCCCGGGCTACCGCGAACAAGGTCATCCCCTACTCGTGGTGCGAGCGGGCACAGGACAACGAGGAGTCGATCGAGTCGAACAAGGTGCGGCTCGGCATCGACGTCGCAGCGGACGGCGGCGACGAGTTCGTCATCGCCATGGCCGACGGCTACAAGGCGTCCATGGTCCACCGCTCCTCCGGCGCCTCCAACGAGAACGCCGTCGAGGTGGCCGGGGTGTGCCTGCGGGAGATCCTCGCCGCTGAGGAGATCCACAAGGCCCGGGGCATCGACGAGAAGGTCCGGGTGAAGATCGACGTCATCGGCGTCGGCTGGGGCATCTGGAGCCTGCTGGTGACGTGGGGCAAGGAGGGCCGCCACTCCTCGGAGATCGTCGGTGTGAACGTGAGCGAGCGGGCGAAGGACGCTGAGAAGTTCCACAACCAGCGGGCCGAACTCTGGTGGAACGGCCGCCTCCTGCTCCAGCCGACAGCGGAGGGCAGGCAGGATCTCCGGCTCGACGTGGACCGCAAGATCATGTCCCAGTTGGCCGGGCCGACGTACAAGTCGGACTCGGCTGGCCGCATCCAGATCGAGACCAAGGCGGAGATGAAGCGGCGGGGCGTGAGCAGCCCTGACAGGGCCGAGGCGATCCTCCTCGCGGTGTACGAGCCGAGGAAGGCGCAGATCCCTGTGGTGGCCCCTCTCGGCCTCGGACAGGCTAACCAGTGGTCGGGCGCCAACTTCGAGAACCGCTGACCGTTCCGGCTCTACACTGGGTCCATGCGCCCAGCCGACCGTGAGGCCCTCGACCTGTTGAAGGCCGCCTCCGGCCGCGACGTCGCCCCCGCCGTCTGGGCCCAGATCGAGCAGCAGGTCGAGCAGGTCGGGCTCCGGGGGCTCACCGGCTCCTCCCGCACCGTCATCGACCACGCCGTCGCCAAGCACGGCTCCCACAACCAGCAGAGCCACGCCGGGGGCGGCGGGCTCATGGTGAGCACGAACCGTCACGAGCCCGGCTCCAACATGGACAAGCGCCCCGCCGGGCCGAAGGTCGGCTCCACGGTCGGGCTCCACGGCGTTGCAGGCCGGTGGAAGGTGAAGGGGATCATCCCGAAGGCGAAGAACCACGTCGGGGAGGATCTGTACGAGGTGGAGTCCGGTGGTCAGCGCCGTAAGGTGACCCGGGCGAAGATGACCGACGCCCCCGAGCACCGCCCCACGCCCGGCCTGTCCGCTGGCCGCGCCGGGCTCGACGCCCTCTACAAGGAGGAGGGCCAGTGAGGGCGATCCGCCCCGGGAACGAGGTCCGGGTTCTCGACGCGAACGGCCGCCTGCGCCACGGCATCATCGTTGAGGTCACCGATCAGGACACGATCACGGTGAAGGTGGGTCACAACGAGGCCCCGTTCGACGCGGTGCGGGCCACCGTGTCGGGGCACCGGGCGGAGCAGTTCGAGCACACCCCCTGACGTCACCGCTCCATGGGCCTCTCTGGCTCATACGGGCCCGCCTCAGACATGCGCTTCAACAGGTCGACCCCTTCTCGGGTGAACGCCTCGTCGAGGCTCACGCCGTCCCTGACGGCCCGCGCCTTGACTCGCTCGTAGTCGTTCGGGTGGATGAGGAACATCACGGCACCGGGTCGTGCTCGTCGTCGGGCTCGTTGTCGTGGAACCATGCGACGTCATCATCACCCGGGCCGATCTGGCACAGCATGATCGGCCCCCCGCAGCCGTGACAGTCCCGGCGGTGCCCGACGTAGGCAGGCTTGGCCCGCTCCGCGCCGCCACGGATGCCTGCCGCCAGCCGCTCCTGACTGACCAGCGGGCCCATCGGGGATGCGTATGCCAGCCACTCCTCGGTCAGCCGTGCGGCACGCTCCCGCTCGTCGGCGCGGGACTTCGCATCCTGATCGGCACGGACACGGGCGATGAACTCACACGCGCATTGAGGAGTCTGCACGCGTTTGACGACGTAGACCGTTTCCCGCTCGGGCGGGGTTGTCGCGTTGCGAGGACAGTAAGGGTCGTGGTTCATCACTGGCACACTCCTGTTCCGTTGGCGACGGCGAGGTAGGCGCAGAGGCCGAACCACGCTGCTGTCCCTAGGGCTGTGACGGCCCATCCCTGCAGGCTCATGCGTCACCGCCACGGGCAGCAGCGACGGCATCGTGACGGATGAAGTCGGCATGGCTCAGGGTCGGGACTGCCGCTACCCGTTCGGCGGCCTGCTCCCGCTCACTCAGGAGCGCAACGCAGACCACGCAGTCGGGGTCGAACGGCCCGGCGCCTTCGTTGGCGTGACACTCCCGCTCATCCCTGACAGCGGCAACGTGGTCGGAGTAATAACAAACCTCGGTGTCGGTGCGCTCGTCATGCCAATGCAGGATGCTACTCATTCACTTGCCTCCCTTCCGTCGAGGCTGTTGTGGACGATCAACCAGCCGTTCGACCCGTCAGCCCGGAACACAGCCTCGGTCCTCGGACCGCACAGGCACTCGTCGTCATCGGTGTGGACGATCAAGTCGTCTAGCGGGATGACGTGCAGGATGTCGGCGCGTGAGCACTCGGAGTCCCCGCATCCACCGCATCCACCGGGAACGCAGTCGTCGCTCATGGGGTTGCCTCCCCGTCGTGGATAGCCGCTCGCCGCCACGCGAGAGCGTTCTTCCCGTACACCCAGCCGTAGGCCACCGCTGACACGATGAACCCGTACTGCTGAGTGCTGACCGCGTAGGCCAG